CTCCCTCCCTGTGCTGATGTGTAACGTAGACTCGTAAACAAAACGCGGCCCCACACGAAAAGTGGGGTTTTTCTTGAGCCTGAACCCGGCGATTACGGTTATTTCGATGCTCCTGCTTGCAGGGGCGTTTTGGGTTTATAGGTGGGTGGTTGAATTGCTGCCGGTGCCTATCGGGTTGGGGCGGTAGGCTATGGGCAGTGATTTAGATTGGATGTTACAGGAGCAGGGCAATCTAGAAACAGCGCGCCAACTGCGACACCCTGCTATCCATGCTCGCCGCGCCTCAAAACGTCATTTTATCAACGGTTTGAAAAAAGAGGCTTTAACTGTCCTTGTCCCCGAATTGCCATCACCCGACACTGATCTTTACATCATTGGGAATGGGTCTGGTGCTGAAAAGAAATGGGTAGCGGGCGGTATTGAGCCTGAAGCGTTTGACTTCGGGACGTTTATTCCGCACATCGTGGAGCGATTAGGCAATGGGTGTGTGGCCTACGTGGCGACGTGGACGATGAACCGCAACCATGCGCTGAGTATGATCGACATGTTATCCAATGGAAGACTGGCGCAACTAACCGTGTTCACCGACCCATATTTTAGACGGCGTGAAGCATCGGTTGCCGCCGAGTTAGTTCTAGGCTTGGCACAGTTTCCAGAACGCGGACGCTTTTTAGCCTTCAAAAATCACGTCAAAGTTATCTGTATTGCCAATGCAGACCGCACTCGTTTTTGTACCGTGACGGGGAGTGCCAATTTAAGCGCGCAACCGCGCTGCGAACAGTATATCTTGACGACCGCACCCGACGTGTACGAATTTTTCACGTCTCAGTTTTTTGAGGCAATGCTCAATGGCTGAGAAATCCGAGAAGGCTGAAGTTGAGCGCCGGATCACTGTTGTTTACATGATGATCATTAAAGGCGCTAGTTCGGCGGAAATTGTGCAACATGCTGCACAAACGTGGGAGATTGAAGCGCGCCAAGCCAGGGAGTACATTAGACGCGCCAATAACGAGTTATCCAGACAAGCCAAAATTAAACGTGACGTCGAACTTGGGAAGGCGCTGGAACGAATGACCAGTCTGTATAGCTCCTCTCTCAAGCTCCAGGATTACCGTACCTGCCTGTCAGTCCAAAAGGAAATTAATACGCTTTTGGGGTTATACGCGCCAACCAAAGTTCAAGTAGACGACTGGCGATCTGAGGCCATTGAGTATATCCGGCGCGGCGAACTGAGTTTTGAGGCATTAGCAGATGAATTCGATCCCGATCTCGCTACAGAACTCTTTAGAGCAGCAGGCGTACCGGTTACGCCTGGAGCGGGCGCGACAAAAGACCATGAGTGACAATTACTCATCCCTTGAGTTTGTTGAGTTTTGCTCCAACCATTTAGTCATCCAGAACAAAAGCGGCGCACTGGTGCCGTTCGTGCCGAACAAAGTACAACTTACGCTCATTAACAATCTAACCGGGTTTGACCTCGTGCTTAAAGCGCGGCAGGTCGGCATCAGCACCGTGATTCAGGCGTGGCATTTTTACCAGCAAATGCGCGGTGATGTACGAACATCAACCCTGTGTCACGAAGATGAACTGACGACGACCATCCGGCAAATGGTGGATCGGTTTTACAACAATCTGCCAGAGAAAGAGCGCCCGGCGCGCAAATATGCCAACGCCAAACTCAACACCTACGCGACGAAAAACAGCGAAGGTAGTATCGCCACAGTGGGCGGGTCGGCGGGTAGCAAAAAGGGGCGCGGCGGTTCGGTCACGCACATTCATGGCTCTGAGGTGGCGTTCTGGCCGGACGCACAAGGCGTCCTGGCTGCGGCGCTGCAAGCGGGTAATCCAGAGATTATCCTGGAGAGTACGCCGAACGGCGCAATCGGCTGGTTTTTTGACCGGTGTATGGAAGCGCTCGATCAAGATGGTATCTGGACGCTGCACTTCTTTCCCTGGTGGTATGAGGACGAGTATCGGATACCACTAGACGCCGGGGAGGTCATCAACTACACCGCCGACGAACAAGCGCTGGTTGAAAAGCACGACTTGACGCCGGAACAGATTAAATGGCGGCGTGCCAAAAAGAAACAGTTAAAAGAGTTATTCCCGCAGGAATACCCAGAAGACCCAGTGGATTGTTTTATTCAAAGTGGCTTCAGTTATTTCGGTGATTTAAGCAAGGCGTTTAAGGTCAACGAAGAGGCCGAACCGGAACCAGATCATCAATATTTCGGCGGCTTGGACTTTGGGCAATCGAATGATTACACGGTGTTGAGCGTGATTGATAAAACGGCCAAACGACAGGTCGCCTTGCTGCGAATCAATCATCTACCCTGGGGGGAGATGCGCCGCCAAATCCGGGTGATGGCTCAAAAATGGCAGTTGGTCGCTATTTCGGCGGAAAAGAACAGCATGGGTAGCACCAACATTGAAGAATTGAAGAAAGAGTTTAGACAACACGGCATGACCACTAAGATTGTACCGTTTGAGACGACCAACGAAAGTAAAGCTGACGCCGCTGGGGATTTGCATGAGGCGCTGCATGATGGCGGCCTGCTGCTGTTGGATCGCTCAGATAGCAAGCGCGAATTCCGCGCCTTCAAGGGCACACGCACCACAACGGGCATGTGGCGTTTAGCCGCCGATTCAGATGAGCATGATGATATTGTGATATCGACGATGTTAAGCTGGTTTGCCGCCCTACGCCTCAAGAGGTCATTTATCGCATGAGCGTCGTCACGCGCTTTCAGCGAGCCATGAGTGCCTTCCGCACTGAGCCGCCTATGCAGCAGCGGGCGAGATCGCCGCGTCGGGGCACGCCGCCAATGGTCGGCGAAGCGTACTACGGCAAGCCGCAATGGGATATGACGAACCTGGACAGTTATATTCAAAGCGGCTTTAACCTGAACGCGATCATCTATGCGGCGGTGATGTACAAAGTGCGCTCGCTGTCGGCGGCTCCATTGCGCGCTTATACGGGCGACTTAGCCCGTCCAGAGCCGCTACCTGATACGCACCCGCTGGCGATCCTGATCGCCCGCCCGAATCGGTACCAATCGGCGCTGGAATTCGACGCGCTCAATACGGTGTACTACAACATCGCCGGGAACGTATATGTCTACATGAGTCGCCTGAAAACGGGCGGTCTACCAGAGGCTATGTACACCTTCCGACCGGATCGGGTGTCCATCCTGGTATCGAAAGAAGACGAGAGTGAGGTTGTCGGCTATCTGTATGCGCCGCCGGGCAAGAGTGAAAAGGATGGTATCCCGCTCTTAGCCGAGGATATGATGCACATCAAAACACCCAACCCAAGCGATCCGCTAGGGGGGTGGGGTAAGGGTTTTTCGATGCTCTCGCCCGCCGCACAGTCGGCGAATGTCGATAACGATGTGACGAAGTTTTTAAAACTCTTCTTTCAGCATGGGGCGATGTTTCAGAATGTGGTGTCGTTTGATGCACCAATGGAAGCCGACGATATGGCGGCGGTCCGCGAGCGTTTTGAAGAGGTCTACGGCGGGGTCGATAACTGGTCCAAAGTGGCCGTGCTCAGCAGTGGTGGTAAGGTTCAGCGAGTCAATCCCTCCTTTGAGGAAATGGGCTTTGACAGCATCGACGAACGCAACGAGACGCGCATTTTAGGCCCGCTAGGTGTGCCGCCGATCCTGATTGGTACACGCTCCGGCATGGCGCGTAGCACATTCAGCAACCACAAGGAAGCACGGCAAGCCTGCTGGGAAGATACGCTACTCCCCGAACGGCGTTTATTTGAAAACGAATACCAATACTATTTGAAGGCTGACGGCGCATTTGTGGCCTACGACTACACCGAGGTTCCGGCGCTGCGTAAGGATATAAAACTGTTAGCGGAGGCTGCTGGAATCCTGATTGATCGAGGCACGCCGCCCCGGATCGCGTTTGATACGGTGGGCCTATCCATAGCGGATTACCCCGGCATTGATCAGCCGTATGTGTCAACGCCCACCTTGCCCGCTGTCGCGCCGGAGCCAATCAAGCGGGTTGACCGGGATTACGAAACCAAAACGGTACAGCGCGCGACAGAAGCCACCGAAGCCTATTTAGAGCGTTTTGGCGATGGTGCCGTCAGCGCGTTTGAACAGGATAAGCGCGAAATCCAGGCCATGATCACCGGCGCGCAAAAAGCCGCCTACCGCCGCAAGGCCACGATTGCTTGGGAACCGCTGACTCAGGACATTCTGGGCTACCTGAAGGAAGCCAGCCCCGAACAGTGGCGACAGACGTTCGTGCCGCTGGTCAAGGGACTCATTACCGACAACGCCGATGAATGGGCCGCCGCGTTGGGCGTCCACTTCGATGTACGGAATATCGAGGGTGAGGCGTGGTTTCAGGATTACGTGCTCAAATTCAGTCAAGCTATCAGCGATACGTCATCTGAGGTCGTGAAGGATGTAATCGCGCAAGCAATGGCGGAAGGGTGGAGCGCCAGTCAGCTAGAGGAGCGATTAGGGTTAGTCTTCGACCA